GAACAAATTTTCAATGCGGATGTATTTTTCTTTCTTGATAGTGAAAGTAGTTCGGCTCATCAAATGTTTTTGGATGGTAAACCAAAACAACAAATTCTAAAGTATATTGAAAATGAAAACAATTAAAAACGTGGAGACTGGCGAGATTCGTCGCGTCGAGGACAAGGAAGCGGAACAACGAAATGGTTTCGGATGGGTGTATGTTGCCAAAAGTTTTTGGAAAGCACTTCGTGGAACCAATAAAGTTAATCAGAGCGTAGAACAAGAACCAAAAGTTGAGAAAAAAACAAAACGTACTACCGGTGACAACAAACCCCATTCTAAAAAAAATAAATAAACACATAGTAAAACCTTGTCATTACACCTTTCTTGCTTTTACTGCTAAGGTGTCAAAAGATGAGATGCTTAAATTCCTTCAAGAAAAAATTCAAGAAGGACTAATCGTTGAGTCAAAATGGAAAGGTTATTATCAGTTAAAGGAGTATAATAATGATTAATAAAACCGAACATACATCTTCTTATGAATTTGTGAATCACCCAAAACATTATGGGGGAGAAGACAATCCATACGAAGTTATTAAAGTAATTGAGGCTACTGATATGGATTTCCACTTGGGGAATGCTTACAAGTATATAGCTAGGGCAGGTAAAAAAAGTACCGATAAAGAAATACAGGATTTGAAAAAAGCGATTTGGTATATAGAAAGAAAAATTCAATTGATAGAAAATGGACTTTGAAAAGGTAATTAACACGGTAATCAACGGAGACTGTATTGAGGTAATGAAAAAACTACCTGAAGGCTCCGTAGACTTAATCGTTACATCACCACCTTATGGGGTTGCTATCGATTATGATGTACACGATGATGATATGGTGTGGGAGCAATATGTAAAATTTACATATTCCTGGATGGAACAAGCCTTCAGAGTTCTAAAGGATGATGGGAGGATTGCACTGAACATCCCTTATGAAATCAACCGACAAGCAAAGGGTGGACGTATCTTTATGGTGTCTGAGGTGTGGCAGATTATGAAACAAATCGGATACAAATTTTTCGGTGTCGTAGATTTAGAGGAGCAATCTCCTCATCGTAGTCGTACAACCGCGTGGGGGTCGTGGATGTCACCATCTGCACCTTATATTTACAACCCCAAAGAGTGTGTGATTCTTGCTTATAAGAACCACCATATCAAAAAGGTGAAAGGTGAACCCGAGTGGGTTGGTGAACTCGGTGAAAAAGAGGATAAGAATGGTGTAATGAAACCCAAGACCTTCTACACTGACGAACAGAAACGAGAGTTTATTGATCTTGTATTTGGACAGTGGAATTATTTTGCCGATACAAAAAGTTTGACAAAAGCGACTTTTTCCATGGATATCCCAACTAAAGCTATAAAAATTCTTACATACAAAAACGACTTGGTGTTGGATCCATTTGCTGGCTCGGGAACAAGTATGGTTGCGGCTGAGACTTTAGATAGGAGATGGATTGGAATTGAATTGAGTCCCAATTATTGTGAAGTGGCACGAAAAAGGGTTGATATATTTGTCCAAAACAAAAGACAAACAAAATTAGAACTTTGATTAAACCCCTGAGAAGGGGTTTTTTATTTATGTGATATTTATAGTTAAAATATTATCAAATGATTAAGAGTACTCGAATCAACAGATTACAAGAAGAAGAAAAAAGCAGAATCTTAGAAATGCATAAATCTGCAACTAAGAATCAATACCTAAAAGAAAGTCTTTTAATGGAGCAACCATATTTTTTGGAACCAAGTGAGGTTTTCGAAATCCAAAATGGATTGAATGATTATTTCAAAAGCAAGGGTGTGGATATTATTTTGAAGACAGATGGGGCTTGGGGTCCAGATACAATTAAGGCTCTCAAAAAGTTTCAGGAAATGGAAGGTTTGGATGTTGATGGTAAGATGGGTCCTCAAACAATGTCCAAATTAAAATCTTTGGGTATCAATCAAAATATAATTGAGAAAATAGCATCCGCTATTGCGGACTTATTCAAATGAAAAAACTTATTAAAGAGTCTGGTTTACGCAATATCAAAGAATTAGCGGACAGATACAAAAAAGCAAAAATTTATTTTCACCAAGACTTGGACGGTGTCACAACTGCTTTAGCGATGAAGAAGTACTTGGAGGATAACGGAATTAAAGTTGTTGATACTGAGGTTATTCAGTATGGTGATAAGGAATTTGCCGTCAAAAAAATGGACGCTCAGGGAGATACAATGCCAGTCCTTGTAGATTTTGCACATGGAAAACCAATGTTCGTTATTCATACCGATCACCACGATAGACAGGCAGGTGCTAGTGACACTCAATCAAAATCTTTCCGAGGTGCAAGAAGTAATGTTGAGACAATTTCCCAGATAGTTTCACCTAAAGACATATTCCCTTCAGATGATATCAGATTGATATCAACTGTCGACTCGGCGGACTATGCAAAATATGGGTTAAAACCTGAAAACATCATGAACTTCATCTATAAATTAGATAAAGATAAGGATGCTAGTCAAAATAAATTTGCCTTAGGTTTGGTTACGAACAAACTTTTATTAGCATACAAAAACAAACCAGGATTCTTAGAAAATTTGGTTCTTACTTCAGAACCTAACCTATTGAATATCTACTTGAATATTCGTCAAATGGCGGAAAAGAATAGATGGGCAACTCCTGAGCAGATGTCTCAAAACCAAAAAGATTATATCAGGGCACAGAAACAAAGTTCAAACGTAAAATACGAAGATGGAATTATTGTTCAATATGGTGGTGGTAACATGAGGAAACCTGGTTCCTACGACAGATATACACCTTTTGAAAATTATCCTGACGCGGACTTTTTGGTTATTGCGTGGCCTTTGGGATTAGTACAAGCCTCGTGTAATCCATTCAAGGAAGATAGAGGGTTGAAAGGTGTAAACTTGGGAGAAATTGCACAAGAAGTTTTACAAATATGGGAAGGACAATTGAAAGAAAAAATTGTTCCTTTATCTACAATCAAGTGGGTTTCAGAGACGGCAACCAAAGAAGAGTCTGTTGGATTTACTGGTAAAGATTTAGATGCTTTCTATGGAGAGAAGTTGAAAACAACTGAAAATGGTGAAAAGCTATTAGAAAAAATTAACTTAATCATGGATATTCCATTTGCAAATCTCACTGAACAACAAAAAGAATTGTTGGATAAATTTGGGGTTTCTATGTGGGATTTGATTCAAGCAAATTCTGGAGGACACAAATGTATCACTAACGTTTCAGGTTTAAATTATTTGGGAAGAAAAACACGTCCAAATACTGACACGTACAGATACAATCCCGATGCGGATGATGCTCCGTATGTTAAGTTTGCAAAGATGGTTCAGAACAAGTTGGTTGCGAGGTTAAAGGAAAAACTCAATCAATAAAAAAGTTTGAATTCTACGGTGTCACCTTCTTTGATACCTAACTCCTCACATGTTTTTCCTGCTAGTTCCAAAACTTTACTACCATAACCACAGTAAGACGTACAATCTTCATCCCGACATGGCTCACAGTTTGAATGAATTTTAGAAATTCTATCTTCCTCAATGTATAGGATGTCTAAAGGGATTAAACAGTTCTTCATCCAAAAACAGTGATTACCAACATTAGGCATTAAAAATAACATACCTTGAAAGTTTTCGTCGAACCGTTTTCCCATCATACCTTCACGAATTGCGTATGGAGTTACGGCAAGCTTTACCTCAAAAGGGTTTCCGTTGATATTTACTAGCATAACAATAAATATAAGTATATGAAAAGATATTCAGGTGTCTTAGTAAGACATGAAAACAAAGTATTATTATGTAAAAGAAGTGCTCACCACGATAGTTTAGCAGGTGAGTGGAGTATTCCATGTGGTTCTATTGAAAAGAATGAAACACCTAAGGAGGCGGCTTACCGAGAATTCAAAGAGGAAACGGATAAAAAAATTAAAGGTGAATTGGAATTTGCAGGTTCAATCAAAAGAATGAATCGTGAGGGTGATGATGTTAAAGGATTGATGTACGTTTATTTCTACGATTCACCTAAGGAGATAACACCCAATTTGGAAAGTGCCAAAGACGGGGAGGAACATTCCAAATGTGGATATTACGCTATCGATGAACTACCATCACCACTCGGAGATCAATTGAGAAAATTAATTTCAATAGTTTTGAAATAAGAATTTGACTTTTGTAAATTTGTTTACTATTTATTAAATCCACTTGAGAACAAAATTAAAAAAAAGTTGGACAGGGGACTTGACAGGGGTTATTTTTTTTATTACCTTTGTACAACAAATCAGGGAAACCTGAAACGTTCTTTAAAGTATTGATAGTTATTTCACTTGAAATTTGAGGAGTATTCTTCA